GTGTCGCACTAGATGTCACCTTAAAATACAGCGCACGGGCTGGGTCAGCCGCGCCATCTGCTACCGTAGTGGTTGCGTCAGCGTCAGTAGCAAACCCGTCTTGCGTGTTGTAACCAAGAGCTTCGCCGATCAGCTCAAGGTTGGTATTTGTACTCGTACCCCAAGTGCCGCTTTCGTCACCTGTGGCAATTTCTTTTAATCGTAGATTGTTTACATAAGTAGCCATCTATATCTCCAGTGACTATAACGAAGCATCGCCCGTAGCTGCGGGAATGCTGGTTGCATATATCTTGGTGCTTTGTTTCAGAGACAAAGACTGACCGCAATCAGAGCAAGTATCAGATTCTAACTCAGACTCATCAAGATCATATCCACAGTTGGCACAAACTATTTCTACTTCATGCCGGGGATCTATAGAACCATCAACGCTTCTTGCTTCGTTAACTGTTATCATGCAGCTATCTCCGTCCAAGTCGGATCTTGTGTGGGTGTAATCTCAACCCAATTTGGATTCTGGCTTGGAACTATTTGGCCCCATACCAAAACATTTCCTAACTGTGCCTGAGCCTGAACACCAGTTAGATAAACTTTTGCCTTGCCTATCTGAGTAGTGGAACCTAGACCCGTGGTTCCTTGAACGCCAGTGACATTTACCTCAATTACCAGATCAACAGTAGCAGTGCCAAGGGCTGTTGTCCCCTGAACTCCGGTAACATTGACCGTAGCAATACCAGCTACTGTCGGGCTTCCTATAGCGCCAGTAGCTTCAACGCCAGTAACTGAGACATCTACTGTTGTAACTGGGCCAGCAGTACCTAGAGCAGTGGTTCCCTGAACTCCAGTGACCGCAACTATAGCGTCAGCTTCAACAGACGGACTTCCTACTTCTCCAGTTGCTGCATTACCAAGGACATCAATAGACCCATCGCCATTGGCTACAACATTGCCAAGAGTAGTTGTAGCCTCTACTCCAGTTACAAATGTTGTACCGCCTAACTGTAAAGATACAGAACCTAGCTCTGTAGATCCTTCGACAGAGATACTGTCTTGACCAAAAGCAAGTTCACCCCAACCGGCTCTGCCCCAACCGTCTAAGTAAACAGTGACATCCCAGACAGCGTAGTTAGCAATACCAGAAGCAGAAACTCCGGTTACACCAACTATTGCATCTGCTTGAGCGGCAGCAGTTCCTAAACCTGACGTACCAGCAACTCCAGTGACGCTAACAAGAGCATCACCAGTTATTGATACCGATCCTACCTGACCAGTTGAAAATGGAAGTGCTGGGCTTTCGCTCCAGCCGTCACTGCCCCAAGTGTCATACCCCCACCCTGTAAGAGGGACAACAACATTTGCCATTAAGCTATACGGATAATCGCGTTACTAGCATCTGCTGCGGGAAAGACAATTGTAAAATCACCAGCGGTAGAAGTTTTGTCTGCACCGAAGTCTAGAACAGCAATAGCTTTATTAGACTGAGTGCTGTTGTAGATCAAAGCGCCACGAGCAGTGATTGTTGCGGTAGACCAAGTAGTATCATTAAAGTCTGTGAAGGCGGTAGTACCAGAACTGGTAGGAGCTACAGCAGTCAAAGAGTTTCCGCCAGCAGAATAACCAGTACCAGAAACTTCGTTTGTCGCACTGTACGCTGTAGTCGTAGCATCCAGAGTCGCAGAGCTAGTGTACAGGGCAATGTACATACTGTCAGCAGTGGTTCCCGCTCTAGCAACCGTGGTTCCAAATGCGTGTATACCGTTAAGAAGCTCCACCTTGAAGCTCGTACACATTGCTTGGGTAATAGCCATAATGGGCTTCTCCTATAGTTTACTTATAATGTCGGCTAGATCAGACCGACCTTGTTGCTTAAGCTTAGAGCAAACAGTTGTTCTGTCTGATCTGATAGCTTCATTCATATAGAAAATAAAGAGCTGCTTGACTCTGTCTTTGAACGCTAAGGCTTGAGCTTTGATAACCGGGTCTGCGGTGTCGCTGATGTCAATAAACTTTAGCATCGCCCTTTCAGCAAGTTCCTCTGGAGTGAAACCCCGGTTGCTTGTAGTAAGAACTTCAAAGTTTATTCCTTCTCTTGCATCACCTTCTACGCCCAGCATCAACCTCTCCTTACAAAGACAGCGCCACTTCTATAGTTATCTGTAGTGTTAAAGCCCTCACCCAATATCTTAAGCTGGGCAAGAGACTCATCAAACTTAGACTGATAGAGAGACATCATGTCCGGGTCTCCCTTGAGGTAGACATAGGCTTCTATCAGAGATCCATACAGCAATGCATTCTCTGCATTGTCTCCCAGCCAACTAGTACCAGAAGGATCTGTAGTTATAGAGGCTGGCTTGTATAGATAGTGAAGCTCAACATCAAAGTTAGCGTTTGGTGTTGGGCCAATAATAAAATTGGCATCATCAAATATGCCGTAGTACTTGGGTACGCCCTGAGTACTAGAGGTAGGAAAAGACTCTCTAATAAAATTGGCGTCCTTAAAAAGCAGATACTCGTATCCAGTATTGTCTATTGCCAAGGAATACTGAGACAGGAAGTCAGAAGGCATAGCCAAGTACTGATCGCCAATAGTAAGAGTTCCTGTGACGTTCTTCCTAAAGTCAGGGAGCTGCACCGTTCGGAGTATGCGCTCCTCAGCCTGAGTAATAAATGTGGGAAGATTGGTTACAAAACTAGTCTCAGTAGTTTGCAGATAGTCCTGTATAGCTGTCTTTAATGTCGTATAAGTCCAAGCCATTAGCTTATCTCTACTGTAACTCTGCCAACCTGCCCATACATATCTAGACCGACAAGACCAACAGGATTCCAAGAAAACAAACGCCTGCTTTCTGCCAGACCTCTATCAGGTCTAGGGTCTCTCAAAGCTTGCGGATCATCCATCCTGATTCGCCCAAGCTGTAACTGAGGCTGATCTTGATCAAGAACATCGCGCCCAACAAGCATACCGTTTGGTCTACCGTCTTCTATTTGAGGGACTAGATCCCTAAGCTTGTAACGGAATCCGGTTCTATCGCAGAAACCAAAAGCTTTCTTGCCACTAGCGTAACTGCTCATAAGTACTGATAGCCTCCCGGCACAACATACAAAGCAGCCTTCTCTCTGTCCGCGTCAGATGCCAGCTCCCATTGCTCGTCATAGACTTGCTTGAGCAAAGGCGCTCTCTCTGAGGCTTCAGGCTTCTTTACACTTACTTGGTAGGCAAGACCAGCAACAAGACAAGGAAGCCAGCGGGAAGGAACATCCATATTGTTTGAAGCTGGTTTGCCAGAATCTTCTATCCTCTGCATATAGTAATAAACCAGAGTATAGGTTTCGGCTGAATCAGGGACAGGCCAAAGATTTATGGCAATTTCAGATGGATCTTTTTCTATCCAATACTGAAGAGGTCTAGCCTGAGTCAGCTTGTTTGTGAGGTGTGAGTACTGACTAACAGAGATTCTCTGCATCATCAGATCGGACTGACTGCTTGTGTTTCCAGAGTCAGTTCTAATAAAAGCTTCAATGATATCCAGCTTGTCGGAACTCAGAGCATATCTGCTTGTGCCGGGAGTCAAAGTCTCAGATGCAGACTGCACCGTCCACAGGTTCAGGCCACGGTTCTGCCACTCAAGCATCATGAGGTCTAAGCTTCTACGGGCTGTACGATAGTCATACCCGCTCTTAAGCTCTACCCCTGCCCTCTCATAGGCTTCTTCAATTATGTCGCCTATATCGAGATTGAATGCATACGTTCCGCTGGTAGCCATTATCTGATCATACCTCTAGTAAGACCCCTTACAGCTCTGCCATCACCTCGGCCCACTGTCCCGCCAGTAAACTTCTTCTCGACGTTACCGGCCTCGGACATAGCAATAGCAACAGCTTGATCCCGGCTGGTTACCTTCTGGCCGGAACCGCTTTTAAGATCACCGGACTTATATTCCGACATGACCTTTTCAATTTTTCTTTTCTGAGCAGGTGATTGCATAATCTCTTTACCCATCTGCGCTCTAGAAATCATTACACATACTTCTTCTTTTGGGATTTTGGAGGACTCTTCTTGCTGCCACCAGATCCCGCCCAAAAGAACTTATCCGCCCAGTAAGCTGGGCTGCTCTTTCCTTTAGCTATATTCTTTGCGTGTCTGCTTTTAAATGCTTTGCGAGCTTCAGCAGAATAGTTGTGACCCATCTTCTGGTCACCAAACCTAATGATCTTTACTTTGTCACCAACCTTAGTGGCAACAACACCTTTCTTTGTAGGATGACTAGGTGTCCGCTTAGGCTTATTAAGACCACTAAGACCATACTTCTTTAGTTTCTTCTTGTCAGATTCAGAAAGACTCATTTCGTTTTCTTCCTACGAAGTGGTTTGACTCTCTTAGGTTTACCGGCTGGTTGACCAAGAC